GCAGCAGTTACATTATCGGCCATTTAAGTTAATCCTTTAATGTGCAAATGAGAGTAATATCAATAACGTCACCAGCAGCGCCTCCACTTGCGGTCAGCACCACGTCTCCGGTTCCACCAGTAGACTCTGGATCGTTGTTTCCGCCAGAGGGACGATAATCAACATACCCACCGCCGGAAAGGATAGCAATCACATCATCTGTGTCATGATCCCATTCCAGCATTACATAGTTGTAGCCTGCACCAATTGACCACGTGATCTCGTCAACTCGAATGGAGCCGGGCACAGTTCCGTCCGGCCCCACCAAAGTCGATTTGTCCACAACTACAGTATCAGTCTCGTCCGCAGTATCCCACACACCAGTAATACGCACGTGGCGTTTCTTAGGACTAGAGAAAAGAACCTTAGTTGCGACTGCCATGATTACGCGTCCGTAGAAGCAGTCCAGTTGATGAGTAGTGCTTTCTCACCAGCCAGATTAACCACATATACCGGATCAAATACAGTAAACGTCGCTCCGGTCACAGCTTCGGTAATATTCGCAGCGTTATCCGTGAGCTTCAGATAAAGGTTCGGACCAATCTGTCCGGTCGAGCCGGTAACAGTATCGACGATACTTACATCCGCAGCATTCTTGTTCCAGACGCTTCCATCACGAATTTCTACATCTACCGCAGCCGTAGTGCGAATATCAATACCACCTACCGAGAAGTTTCCGACAATCTTGAAATTCTTAATAACCGGATTGTCCATCCCCGTAAGGGCAATAGCAGAGGCACCGCCAGCAGCCGCAGCTCCGTTATGGAAGTAACCGTCAATCAGAAGCCTATCAGCGTTTGCGTCTGCAAGAATCACGTCGGTAGCTTGGCCAGTAACGTCCCGATATTCACAATTAATCAACTTGAAGTCCGCAGCGTTTACGTCAATGGGACCAGCAAGAGCGTCCACACCACCAGTGAACAAGAAGTTAACCATCGTGATATCCGCTGCATCAACGTCCATGTCTGCCGTGGTGGCAGTTGTGAAGTTGATGGTGGGCCGATTTGAACCAGACCCAAGCCCAACAAGAGCAATTCCAGCCACGTCCAGATCAAGTCCAGCCGCAGCAACAACAGTTTCCACATGGCCGGGCTTAACAAAGATAATGTCCCCACGACTCGCTACACATTGACTTACCGCATAATCAATAGTAGAGAACGGGTCATAGAGGCCACCTTTGTTGCCATTAGAGGCGCCCTTTTCGCCGGGAAGCTTTGCAGAACCATTACCAACAAAAAAGACTCTGCCCGGATGTGTTTGAACCAGCGGAACGCCGCGAATCACAACACCCTGTGCAAAGCCATTACCAAAAATCGAAGTGCCAGACATAATAACCTCCTATAGGAGAGAAGGTGGGGAGAGCATGTCAACCCTCCCCAACCCGTTTACTACATTACGCTCCGGGCGAACCGAAGAGACCACGGGGGTCCGTTGCTCCAAAGGAGTAGCGGGCCGTAGCTTTAAACTTCGCGTTTTCCGTATCGAAGTCGTTGTCAGTATCGAACTTATCGCCGCGCCGTTCAAAATACTTCATGCCGTCGCTAACGTCCGTCCGAAGGAACCACGCGTCAGTATCAGTGAGGTAGTGGTTGACAATCAGCGGGAATTTCTTATACACGATGGAGATCGTGTTGTTATTCGTTCCCATTTCATACTGAGTTTCCAGCAGCTTGGTGGCTTCGGGCCACAGGTCAACCGGAACGATCAGGTTCTTGGGCCGCACCGCAATCTTGAGTCCACGATCATTCGTGTATTTCATGATGTCGATACAGGCTTGTTCCAAGGCCGCTTCGCTCAGATCCGACGCCGTAGTAAGCTCGTTCGCCCACGTGCCACCAGCAACGTTCGGGTGGTCAGTAGCCAGAAGCTCTTTACCATCCGCATATGTGTAGCTGGAGTTAAATGCACGGTTGTAGACGTTAGCCGCAATCGTCTCTTTGGTTTGACGCATAGAGAACGCGAGGCCACGAGCACGCCTTTCACCAACTACGTCGTAGAGGTCATCTTCAAACATCTCTTTGGTAATAGAGAACCCAAGAGCATAGACGACATGCGAGTAGCGTTGCAGGTATCCTTGACGTTCCGTATCATATTCGATAGGAGCGCCCTCACCTTTGACCCGTGCCAGCCCAAACGAGCTAACACTAAGATCTTCTTCCCAAGCGCGCCGAGACGTGAATTGATCGAACAGGTCGGTCCATTCAACCTTGTGTTCGTCATAAGCCTTCCCATAGATCTTGTTCAGGCCGGGCCACAGAAGCTTGGCAAAATTACCAGTTGCAATAGGCATTAGTTATTCTCCTTAAACGCCAGTAGTGGTTTTGAACTCGTGTTCATTAATATACACAAGCCACTTTGCGTTGGTGCCAAGTTCGTTGCCTACAGTAGGCGCAAGCCTAAGCAACCGGAACTGCGCCGTTGAAGTGCCAGACGAATCAGAACTGTCAAGCTCCACAATCGACACGCCGGAGACCGTCGAACCAGCCGCCCACGTAATCATATCGAAGTTGTTACCAACTTGCGTTACGGCGATATCATTGCCCACGCTATCTTCTTGGACCTCATACACAGTGTCCGGGCCTGTTACCACCAGACCAATTCGTTTAGTCGAATCGGCTGCTTTGTGGATTACAGTCTGGTCGTTGTAAAGCGGAGTGAACGCAATAACAACTCCCACAAGGGTATTACCAGCCGCCGCGCGATCCGCGTTCGGCATGCCTTCGCAGTTAATCCCGTTTACGAACACACCAGCGGCACCAGCAGTGCCACCGCTCTTGACCGGATCACCAATATAAACGGCGTTAGATTGGTCAAACAGAAACATTTGAACCGCGCCGTTCCATTTGGAACCATCAAGGTGTCCAACAGGAATCAACCCAGAGGGCCTATCAACGTTAGCCATTGATTACTTCTCCTTAAGTTTGAATAGGACTACTCTGGGCGTTGTCTTCAATTACTCGGGGGGTAAGCCCCGTTTATGTTGAATATCCAACTTCCCGTAGTATTCCTGAGTAGCCCGTGAGTGCATTTCTGACTCTTGGGCTCGTAGTCGTGTTTCTTTGGCTTCTTGGTCTTCGTCATGCCATTCCTTAGGAATTCGCATCAAATAACCAGTCTCGCCGCGACCCATGTCCAGTTTTACAGGGGAGCCTTCGGATATATTTCGATCATTGGTGTCACCCACTTGGATTTGGGAATCTAGAACTACCTCCCACCCACCTTGAACGAACCGATCAACTCGGCCCTTTTTATCCTTGACTACTCGATACTGAAAGTTCGGGTCTTTATTATCTACGGTAAAGATGTCACGAGTGCCACTAACTGGAACTCGTCTAGGCGCACCGCGCCGATTAGTGGATTGCAGTTTTCTCTCTGCCATGTTACTTTTCCTCTGTCTTTTTGAGTTCGGCTATATATTCGTCACGAGTCATGACGCCAAGGCGTTCCCATGTTTTCGCAACTTGATCTTCCTCGGCAGTCAATCTACGGAAGCCCTTAGCGGGCGTTCTGTTTTGACTGCCCCCACTATCCACGGGGGAGGGTTTCCTTACTGAGGAAAACTTTTCAGGATAGGCTTTTTGAATCTTATCTGTGACGTAGGTGTAGACCTGCTCTGCGGTTAGGTTCGGGTTCTTCCGAACATAAGCATATGCAATTCCATCAGCCGCATCATGCATGTCACTCTCGGTGAGATACCACTGATTCGACTTGACCCAATCCAGATACTCTGGTGTTGGCTGTGCTTGGGGCGCTGTTTGCTGACTAATCGTCTGTTCAAACTCCGCCTTTTCCGCCTTCACTTCCTCCATCTTCTCCTCTAGCTCCATAACTCTATCGAGGTCATGGTCAGAGAATGCCTCACGGCGTTGTGCTTGGAGGTTCTTCAAGGCCCTATCGTATGCCACTTGTTCAACTTTCTTGTGATGCTCGGTGAAGGCTTTAAGGGCCGACTTGACTTCCTGCATCTCTTTTCGAGTGTGGAAGTTCTCCGTTTTTAGTTCGTCGATCTTGGCAAATAAGGGCTTACGGCGCATGAATTCGTCAGCAGGAATCCATTTGGATTTCTCTCCTGCAAATTCAGTCTCCGGACGCCATCCTTCTTTATACGCCTCTTGCTCTACTTCATTGAGCTGAGGACTTTCTACTTCCGGAGCTTCTTGTTCTGGCTCGACCTCAAGGGCCGCTCTCAGTTCTTCTTGACTCATTATTCAATTACTCCTACAACATCTTCGTCTCGGATGATAAGGAGTTCTTCATCCTCTTCGTCTTGTGGATCTTTCACCCATTTGCCAGAATACTTGGCAAAGAAGATTCGATCACCCACATTAACCCACGGCTCTCCGCCAAGGGCATCTACTTTCCATGCTGTGGGGCCAATCTCAAGAACAACCCCAACTTCTGCCGCTCGGCGGTCGGAATCCCTAACAGTGTCCGGGATTACGATGCCACCTTTGGTCTTTTTCTCTGTCTCTTCTACACGAATCAAAAGAAAGTGACCAACTGCGTGTTTGTTACTCATCGTCTAGGAACCTCTTTTCTAAGAACCAATCAAATGCTGCTACTTCTCCGACAGCTCTTGCTGTCATTTGGGCAGTAAGCCCGACATCTTCAGAGAGAGTCTGCCCGTCGATTAATTTTTGGGCTGATTCTTGTCTCTCTACTGCCATCATCCCCAATACTTCCCTAGTCTGGGGCAAATACCACCATTCTTGAAACTCTTCTTTTGTCAAACTTACCTCTTAGTTGGTTTTTGTGGCTGTGCCTTTTGTTTTTCCTTCGTTTGCTGCATTTTTTGCTTATGTGAGGCGTCATTTTGTTGCAATTTCTGCTGATGCTGTTGGGAGCCTTGCTCTTTTTGCATCTTGGCTTGTTCTTTTGTCTGTTCCATGGTCTGCTCGTGCTGTTGCTGAGAGATCGCCATGTCGTTTTGGGCAGTCACTTGGCTAGTTTGCACGTCCACCACAGCTTCCTGCTGTTTAACCTGCATCTTCATCTGGGCTTCTTGCATCTTGAGCTGCATTTCCATCTGCTTGAACTTCAATTCCATCTCAAGTTTCTGTTTCTCGAACTGGAGTTTGAGTTGTTCAAGCTGCATCTTCATTTGATGCTCTTGGCCCTTCATTTGCATCTCAGCCTGAACCTTCATCATCTCAGGATCGGGCTGGGGCTGAGTGTTAATCAGCTTGTGAATCTCTTCTTGCTCCATCGCTTGGAGCACACGCAGGGTTACTTCTTGCTTATTCAGGGTTCCAAGCTGCATAAGTTCCAGCAGTCCTTGAGCCTTAGCAAGTTTTTGAATATTGCTGACCGCTTGCGGGTCAGATGCAGGGCGAACGTCTGTGGGATCGCCTTCATAGTCCCCCGGACCAACCGCCTGCTGCTCCCCCGTATCAAGAATGGTGAAGTATTTTTGCTGGTCGAGGTATAGTTTATTCAGTCGATAGAGTTTTTGAAGCTCTTTTTTCAGGGAACGATACAGCCGCTTGTAGATGGCCGTGAATACCTTCATTCCCTGCTCGATCGTAGCCATCGTCGTAGTCGCTGGGGTGTTCTGTCCCGGCATCTTGCCTACGAAGATCTCTGCTACTGACGCTAATTCCTTACCACTGTTGACAATCGTGCCTAACAGTTGAAACAACGTAGGGCTCGGCTGGTTGACCGGGAGAGGGAAGATCCCCTTCTTGAGGTCATCACCAGTTGAGTTTACAACTTTCCACTCTCCGGGCTTGAAGGCGGTAACTCCACCTCGCATTCTAACCCCCTTACTAAGGAATCCAGCTTGTAGGTTGGAAAGCGAACCGCTGTCGAGAAGCTGATTGATAAGAGTATTAGTGGTTTCGTTGATAGGGCCAAGTAGAGCGCCAAAACCCAAAGGGTAAAAACCACCATCAGGATTTGGAATAAAAGGAAACATTGTAAAATACTCCATGGGAGTGATTCGCACAATTTTGTTTCCTTCTTTCTTAACCCCATCGGCCTCAAACCTAGCGACAATTCTAAGAACCTTTCTACTTTCAAGGTCAACCGTGATAATATAAGGCTCTTCATATCCATCATCATCTAGATCATAAAACCTATGCTGCTCAAGGATAGTCCTTGGGGCAGACTTGTCAACTGATGGGGGATTAGATTGCTGCACTTTGTCCAATTCCCCACTTCGGAATTGAAGATTTATGACCTGTGTCGCAGGCAATTCCACATCAAGATAGATCTGATTAAGTTGTTTCTCTTTAATCTCGTTGGGAGTCTTAAAAAGAAGGTGAGTCTTCCGACTGGCGTTCTCAAGAGATTTGGCATAGTAGTTCACTACCAAGTCCCGAGCATGCACCAACTCACTTACATTAATCTCATTCACCGAGTCGTAGAAGGTTTTCTTAAAGGTCACACCAACTACGGCGGTCTCCATACACAACTTGTCCATGTCCTCTTCCCATGAGTCCATTTCTTCTAGGATCTGGTAGGACATGTGTTTCTCAATGCGCCGCGCCCGTTGGGCCTTTTGGCCCTGTTCGTCTTCTCCAACTACCCGCATACGCGCTACATCCAGCCCCGGAATCAACGCAGGGTAGGCCCTTGCCGAGAACTGCATAGCGGCAGTAGTAACCAGCGGGAACTTAACGTTAGCAGCGTTCGGCCACGGGAAGTTCTTCTTCTCCATGACCTGAGTGGCCAGCTTGATCCATTCTTCAGCTTGGGCCATCCACTCTTTTCGGGAATCTTCATCCACCTGAAATTCCTCAACAACAAGCGAACCGATCTTGGTAAGCTTCTCTTCTTCCATGCCGATGGCAAGGTTTGAGGATTCTAGGATGGCGTCAATAGAGAAAGGCATTAATATCCTGTGTAAGTATTTTGACCTGTTTGTTCGCTCTCGTAGAGGAACACGGAGAGTTCTTCTTCAAACTGGTCCCGTTCTAGTTCTTTTTCGGACACACCGTCGATCATTTTATCGAGAGTAAGACCAAGCCAAGCGAACGCATCCACTTGG